GTCCCTTTCACGTTTTACAGAACGATACTCTGTTATCTCTGAGGCAGAAATCTCAGATTTAATTATTGGCATCCGTGCCTCTGAACTCAATTTATTTATTTCAACACATTTAAAATTATGAATAACAAAACAAAACAAGACTTAAAAGTAGAACCAATTTGTAGTGATAACAACCAAGTAGGTTGTAAATTTAATTCGTTTTCCTCATTTTTAAATGGTTTGGGTGTTCACACTAGTGAACAAAAGTTACGTAATGAAAATTATTTGGAACAGAATTCAAATACAATTTTAACAAACTCAAAAAAGTTTGGTTACACACCCCAAATGCATGAAGAAACTTCATTGCATAAATTAGTTGTAAAAAACGGTTTTGGTCATCATTTAGACCAGCTCACACAACTCAGTGAAACCGACTTTCGTGTTTCAGTCCACCAATGTCTAAAAAATCGCAACAAAACAAAAGTTAAACAGCCTAATATACACGCACTTTTTAAAGCAATACAATTATCTACCAAGGTATGTCGTTTTCCGAAACGAAAATTTAGAACGTGTTCAAATAACTTTGCACTTACAACCTTACGAAGATCAGCTTCCGCTGGTTATGGTTACAATGGCAAAAAAGGTGTTAACTTAGATGAAATTAAACACTTTACAGAGCAACTTTTTGATCCGTCAAAAACAAACTCACACCAAGAATTAATTCATCAATTACCACAGGTACTTTCATTCAGATTACAGCAAAGAACTGTTACAGATCCTAAAAAACGTAAGAAAAGAAAAACTGATGTAAAAGTCAGATCAATTTTTATGTATCCAGGACACATTACAAACGCCGAAACCCGTTTTGGCTTTCCTTTCTTGTGTCACTTTCAGAATTTAGGACTTGACTCATTTTACGCATCAGGTTTTAATGGAAAAGGTATCGGTGATTTACTTAAGCATAGACTTGCATCAGGCAAATTTAAACAAATTTCACTTGACGTTTCAGCTTGGGACCAAAATTTACCAAACTGGCTCATTTACTCTGCATTTTATCTGCTTAGATCACATCTCCAACTAACAAAACATGAATCAATTTTATTTAACAATCTCGTTACTTATTTTGTTTCAAATATTGTATCAACAAAAATTGGAAAAGAACATGAACTCCACACTGTAGACTCCGGTCTTTCAAGTGGTTCACTCTTTACAAACATGATTGGTACTTTATGTCACCTAGTTTTATTATGTTTAGTTGACCCAGATGTAGTTGCAAATAGCAATTTTATTTTATGTTCTGATGACAACATTTTCTCATCCAAAAAAGATCTTTCTTTTTATGAACATATGTATTCAAAAGTTGCTGGCTTAGAAATCCAAAAGCAAAAAAGTGAC